ACACTCTATATAATGTAAGGGAACACACACAGGAGGCTGCCGATGGCGACACGAGATCAGAAACTCAGGGGGATGAGCCTGCTGATAGAGAGTCTGATTGAACCAAACTCCGAACTCAGAGGTGAGGCTCACGCACAAAAGTGCTACCACGAACTGATGATGTATCGAGACGAGTGTATCGAATATTGTCGTCAACGGTACGCTCAAATTGTGGAGGAGCAATGATCAATCTCCACGAACGCTATGGTCACTATATGCACAACAAGCGTCTCCTTTTGGAGGAGGTTAATGAACCTCTGCTTGCATATGGTTGGTGTGACAACGGTAAGGACATCACTGGGTACTACGTCTTGACGGACAATCACTGTCTACTATATACTACTGACGGCAGTTTGAAAGAAATTACCGAACGTGTTAAAGGCGTGGAGACTGTGGAGCTATGCTCTAGGTAGGAAGGAGGGTCGCAGTGACAAAGAAGCAAACATCATTGCTGGTGTACGGACTATTATATTTCTCTCTTATTTTGTCACTAACTGTTTCATTATTAGCGGAGTGATCCGACACTGGAATGATCGACCTATTCCCAACCAAAATATATCCATCAAGTCATCAGAATCCTGACATTGTTCGGGAAATTGATGAGACTATCAACTACTTAGAGGAGACGGGTGACTGGCAACACAGTTCATACCTGTCTCCTTATGCTATGCAGGAGACGTTGCACGGTACCCATTCCAAGCAGCATCTCCTGCAGTTGTTTAAGAAGCATCCGATGCCACTGCTAGAATCTTTTCTGGGTGACGCTATCAATGAGTATGTTTCCAACTCAAAGTTACCTGTACCTGACAGTGCTTCTGCATATATAGAACCTATAAAGGGTTCCTGGACCATCAGTCAGTCTTGGATCAATGTCTGTCCTAAGGATAAGGCACAGGTCCGTCACACTCACGCAGGTCATCAGGTGTCTGGTGTGTACTATCATCGTACGGTGCCAGAACAGGGTGGGATCCTCTTCTATAATCCAAACCCATACTCAAAGATGTGTATGTTTGGTACCGAAGAGGGTATTTACTTTGACCCAACACCACAGTCTGTGATACTATTTCCTTCTTGGTTGGAGCATTCAACTGAGAAGAACAACACGGACATCAATCGTTACTCAATCGCATTCAACGTACATCTATTCTAACTATGAACAGTTCCGCACCCCGTAGCACCACCATCTATACGAAACCTGGTTGCCCTTTCTGTACTAAGATCAAAGAGATTTACAAAATCAAGGGTTGGAGTTATCGTGAGCAAGTCCTTAACGAAAACTTTTCTAGAGATCAATTCCATTCACAGTTTGGTGGGTCTGCCACCTTCCCCCAACTGATTGTCGATGGCGAGAACACAGGTGGTTGCAACGAAACACTAGCAACATTCAAAAAGCGAGGTTTGATTTGACAGAAGTAGACAAAGTTGGTGAACTGTGTGAACTCATTGAACGTGCGGTAGACGTAGCAATGAGAGACGGTAAGTATCTTTTGAAACTCTACCCACATATGCTCAATCAAAAGTTTACTCGTAAAGAATGCACTGCATTCATTGAGTCTGGTACTGCATCTAACATAGCGGTAACGTGTTATGACCTTGAGAAGTACATCACAAAACCAGATAAAGTTGTGAAAGAGGCGTACGGTTATCTTTCAAAACCACAAGCAAGAAAGTTGCATAAATTCCTTTATGGAATTCTTGAAGATGCTTGGCAGTATGAGAAGGATCGTCGCCCAGGTCGCAAGAAAAAAACTAAATAGTTTGAAACCAACACAATCGATAGGAGGAGTCCAACCTTCGTAATAATCAAATAGTTTAGGAGAGAACCGATGCAGGAAGCGGTTTATGTTTTCGCTCTGTTTGGAGCGTTCCTTCTGGGAGGTATGTTCTTCTGGATGGCAAAGGACTACATCGAAGCGTTCATTGACAACGCAGCTTATGCCAAAGCGATTACGCATCCTGAGATGCTTGATGCAGATGGTAACGTGAACCAAGAAGAGTTACTCTACTTGCGTTTTACTGATGACGATGGTATGATTGACGACGAAGACGACTACTAATTATGATTCTTGTCGATATGAATCAGGTGATGATCGCAAACCTTATGGTTTCGCTCAATCAATCTGATGAACTGCAAGAAGGTATAGTTCGTCATATGGTTTTGAATTCTCTGCGACGTTATCGCTCAGAGTTTTCTAAAACCTATGGCGAACTTGTCTTATGTTATGACAGTAAGCATTACTGGAGGCGTGAAGTCTTCCCGTACTACAAAGGTACCAGGAAGAAAGATCGAGCAAAGTCAAAGCACAACTGGGATAACATCTTTGACCTTCTCAACACACTGAAAGCAGAATTCAAAAATAATCTTCCATACAAAGTTATGGAGATTGATGGTGCCGAAGCAGACGACATCATTGCTGTCCTGTGTAAGCATCAGGGTCTTGCTAACATCAGGTTGCAAAACAATATGCAACCCCCAGTCAAGACTTTGATCTTGTCTGGTGACAAAGACTTCATTCAACTCAAGCGGTACGGGTATGTTACCCAGTACAATCCTTGCCTCAAGAAATACATCGAAGGTCTAGATCCTAAGATGTATATCGCTGAGCACGTTCTCAAGGGTGATAGGAGTGATGGTATTCCCAACTTCCTTTCAGATGATAGTTGTCTGGTAGAAGGACGTAGACAGAAACCCCTGGCAAAGGTTAAGATTGCTAGGTGGGTAACACAATCTCCAGAAGACTTTTGTCCAAACGATGAGTTGATGCAACAGTATCTGCGTAATCAACGACTGATTGATTTTGATTTCATTCCAAAAGAGATCAGTGAAAAGATTATAGATAACTATGAGTCTAATGTTCCTCCAGTAAGAGGAATGCTTTACCCATATTTTATGGAAAAGCAATTGACTGATCTGCTACATTACGTAAGTGAATTTTAACGATGAAACTACTGATTTCTGAAGTGCTGCAGAAAGCACACAATGCCAAGACCAAGGCAGAAAAAATCAAAATCCTGCAGGATAACAACAGTCAAGCACTGCGATCCCTGTTTATCTGGAACTATGATGACAGCGTGATCTCTATTCTGCCCGAGGGTGAGGTACCCTATACCCCTAACCCAGCACCCCTGGGGACTGAGCATACCCGTCTAGAGAATGAAGCACGTAAGTTCTTCTACTTCATCAAGGGTGGTGCCGACAATGTTCCTAGTATCAAGAAGGAGAATATGTTTCTTCAGATGCTGGAAGGTCTGTACAAGGACGAAGCAGAAGTTGTCTGCTTGGTCAAGGATAAGCAACTGCAAAAGAAGTACCGAATCACCCTCGCTGTAGTGAAGGAAGCGTTTCCTTCTATTCAGTGGGGGAATAGATCTTGAGGTTTATTAAACAGAATTGCAACCCCGAAGATGCCAATGATAAAACTCTTCCAGTCACAGCATTCTTGGTAACCTACGTCGATAATGGTGTTACCTTTCACGATCTGGTGATGCCTAAGAAGCGAGTGGAAGCATTTGATTATTATTGGGATCGATATCGGGAAGGACTTATCTCAATCACACAAGCAGAGGGGAGAGTTAATCCAAAGATATGGGAACCACCAAAGAAAAAATGAGTATCTACACGTTTGGAACTAAAGCACCCGAAGAGAGTGCTGAAGAAACTCAAGAGGAGGTTGAGCAGGTAGTAACACCTGAGATGGTAGGTGCCTTTATTGGTACCGTATTTGCACTTCCACTTGTGCTAATGTTTGCTTGGAACTGGTCACTGCCTGCCATCTTTGGATGGAAAGCAATCAACTACTTCCAAGCAATGTGTATCACTATTATTATTAAACTACTGAAATGACAAAAGTCTGCTTCGTATCTGTCACTCCTGACGCTGAAAAAACTATGGGTTACATTGCTCGTGTGAGCAATCCTTCCAACCAGGACAACCCAAACGTTGCAGGTCTTCTGAAGTATTGCATCAAACACAACCACTGGTCTGTGTTCGAGCAAGCAACGATGACACTGGAGATCAACACTACCAGAGCAATCGCAGCTCAAATTTTGCGTCACCGTTCGTTCACATATCAAGAGTTTTCCCAGCGGTATGCTGACAGTTCTCTCTTGGCAGATGAGATTCCTCTGTTCGATCTTCGTCGTCAGGATACAAAGAACCGTCAGAACTCTATTGATGATGTCGATCCTTTCGTTAAGCAAGAACTGGAGATCACTATCAAGCGACACTTCCAAAGTGGTATGGATATCTACAAGCATATGCTTGAGATGGGAATCGCAAAGGAGTGTGCAAGGATGGTGCTTCCTCTCGCCACGCCCACTAAAATCTATATGACGGGATCTTGCAGGTCGTGGATCCATTATATCTCCCTGAGGTCTGCTAATGGTACCCAGAAGGAGCATATGGACATCGCTGAACTTGCTAAGCAGCATTTCATTTGTAAGTTCCCCACTGTTTCTGAAGCACTTGGATGGTGTGAAGATGACTGTGGTTGCACCGAGCAACTGGATGACTGTGATTGTCTTGCCCCATCATTGAGGATTGACTGATGCTTCTCACCTACATCCTTGTCATTCTGATCATCCTTTTCATCGCTATGTACAGCGTAGAAGAGTTTTGGAAACTGATCTACTACATTGAGTTGGAGATTAAGTTTGCTTGGATCAAGGCAAGGATGTGGTGGATGGCACAGTCAATGAAAAGACAACTAAAACGAGACCTCAAACGTATAGATAAACTTACAGAGGAAATTCGCAACAACAAGGACAAAGATTAATGCCTAGCTACGATTGGATCAACAAAGAAACAGGAGAGATCACGACAAACTTTATGTCGATCCACGATCTCGATAAATACAAAGAAGAACATCCCGAGTTGGAACGATACTTCGGGAACCAGAACGTTGCTACCGTCTACGGTAAACCGAAACAGTCTGAAGGATTCAAGAGCGTGATGCAAAAGATCCAGAAGGCACACCCTGGAGCAAACCTTAGTAGATTTACTTGATTATGCCTGCACCTAGAGGAAAGCGTAAGACTCCTATGACAGCAAAGCAGATGCGAAGAAAGAAACCAATCAATCTTGATCATCTCAAGACGATTGAACCTCTTACTGACAACCAGGAAACAGTATTCAATTCGTATGCTGAGGGTAAGAACCTCGTTCTTCACGGTTGCGCTGGTACTGGTAAGACCTTTATCAGTTTGTACCTTGCACTTAAGGATGTACTAGAACCATCTTCTCCCTATGAGAAGGTATATATGGTACGTTCTCTTGTTCCTACCCGCGAGATTGGTTTCCTTCCTGGAGACCACGAAGATAAGAGCAACCTGTACCAGATTCCGTACAAGAATATGGTTAGGTATATGTTTGAGATGCCTGATGACTCAGCATTTGATATGCTCTATGATAATCTTAGGTCTCAGGAGACGGTATCTTTCTGGTCAACTTCTTTCATCCGTGGTACCACGCTGGACAACTGCATCATTATTGTTGATGAGTTTTCCAACTTGAATTTCCACGAACTTGATAGTATCATTACTCGTGTCGGACAAAACTCTAAGATCATCTTCAGTGGTGACTACACGCAGTCCGACCTCGTAAAGAGCAATGAGAAGAATGGTGTCCTAGATTTTATGCGTATCCTTCAGACGATGCCTTCGTTTGAATGTGTAGAGTTTGGTATCGAAGACATCGTTAGATCTGGTCTCGTACGCGAGTACCTGATCAGCAAAATTAACCTTGGGTATTGATTATGTTTGAATTAGTGGGACCTCCTGTTCCACTAACTGAATTGAACTCCGTTACTAAAGATAGCGGTCTTCGTCTTTATGAAGTTAGTGAAGGTAGATGGTACCCGTCCATCACGACGGTTACCAGTCACCGAAAGAAAGACTCTATTATTAAATGGAGGAAGCGTGTCGGTGAAGAGCAAGCGAATAAGATCTCTGGTCGTGCATCTGCTCGTGGAAACAAGTATCATTCTATGGTAGAATGTTACCTGAAGAACGAAGAGGTGCCAAAGGATGATAAAAATCCTCTTGCTACTTATCTTTTTAAGTCCTCCCGTTCGACGCTGGATAGGATCAACCGCATTCACTTGCTGGAAGCTCCTCTCTACAGTGATCATTTGCGTATTGCTGGTCGTGTTGACTGCATAGCAGAGTTCGATGGAGAGCTTGCTGTGATTGACTTCAAGACTTCTACGAAACCCAAACAAGAATCCTGGATCGAGAACTATTTTGTTCAAGAGACAGCGTACGCTGCAATGTATTACGAACGTTGTGGCGTTGCAGTTGAGAAGGTTGTCACTATCATTGCCGTAGAAGATGGCAGTGTACAGGTGATCGAGAAGAGAAACTTGGATCAATTATATAAACTGCTCCACGAATACATTCACGACTTCAATAGTGCCTATCAATGAAAGAATTCCAAGACAAATTTATGACTCAAACGAAATTTTCCTCTCTTGTAGAGGAAGTGGTGAAGAACAGCAATGGTCTGGTGAATTATATCGATGCAGTCGTAGTTGTCTGTGACGAGTTCGACATTGAGGTGGAGACAGTCAACAAATTGATTTCAAGACCCCTCAAAGATAAGATCAAGTACAACGCTCAACAACTTAACTACGTTAAAAAAACGTCAAGAGGAGTGTTACCGCTATGAGCGAACCGTTTTATCAGTCGGAAGTCGTACGACAGGAACTGGTAGATATGCAGAGTCTATACAAAGACCTGTATGATATTTCAATTCGCTTCCCCTCGATGACCCAAGACGAGAAGGCAGAGCACCTGGAAAAGACAATGGCATTGGTTGCCAAACAAAAACTTTTCTATGGTAGACTTTCTCTGATGGCATTGGAGGACCAAGAAGCAGCGGAGATCAAGATCCGCATCGACCAAATGACCCATATGTACAGCGGCGGTAAGTTGATTACCGATGTCCTGGATGATATGGAGAAGCGTCTCAAGTCCTGGAAAAAGGAACTTGACAGCACTAAATAGAAGTGTTACCCTATCTGGGTAGTACAAAAACACAACACACTAAAACACGAACACACTTATGTCTTTCGCATCCCTTAAAAAATCCTCTGGTTCCAATCTGAACAAGCTCACCAAAGAACTTGAGAAGATGAACAGCGGCGGCAAGCAAACCGACGACCGTTTGTGGAAACCTGGGGTTGACAAATCTGGTAACGGATTTGCCATCATTCGCTTCCTCCCTAACAAAGGTGATAGCGACCTGCCTTGGGCACAGGTCTGGAGTCACGCATTCCAAGGACCAGGTGGTTGGTTGATCGAGAACTGCCCGACAACCAAAGGAGAGAAGTGCCCTGTATGCGCTCACAATTCTACTCTGTGGAATGCTGGTCGCGAGTCTGACAAAGACATCGCTCGTAAGCAGAAGCGCAAGTTGTCCTACTACGCTAACATTTATGTCTGCAAAGACCCTCTGAACCCAGAGAACGAAGGCAAAGTCTTCCTGTATAAGTTCGGTAAGCGTATCTTTGATAAGATTACCGCTCGTATGCAACCCGACGAGAATGATTATGATCCGCAACCCGCTATTGACCCGTTCGATCTCTGGACTGGTGCTGATTTCAAGCTGAAGATCAAGCAGGTCGCTGGTTACTGGAACTACGACGACTCCACCTTTGCTACTCCTGGTACCCTGGGTGGATTCGACGACGAACAGCTGGAGGAGGTGTACAACAACACGTACTCTCTGGCGGAATACACCGATGATTCCAACTTCAAGTCCTACGAAGAACTGGATGGTCGCCTTCAAACTGTCCTTGGCAAGAGTGTTCAACCACGCTACGATGCCGAGACCGCAGAAGACGAGTCCTTCAACGCCCCAGACATTACCGCTAGTGCCTCATCCTGGAAAGAGGATGTTGACTCCTTCTCAGTTGCAAAAAATGCATCGGTTGGAGGAAGCACTGAAGAAGATGACGCACTGAGTTACTTCGCTAAACTCGCTGAAGAGTGAGATGATACACGAACTATTCCCAGTTCCTGTTTATGAAGAAAATATCGGGGTCCCTGAGGGGACCCTTGATTTTGTAGAGAGGGAAATGTATGAACGGATGGGTGCTTGGGGTGATTCAAAGAGCATCTCTGCCAACAAACAAATTCTGGAATCTAATCCAGAACTAAAAGAACATATCCTGTCAGCAGTAAAGAACTACTGCTACAATAATCTTCTCGTATCCCCTCACGTAGAGATTGAGATCGTAAGATCTTGGATTGTTCTTCATTTCCCTGGTGACTATTCAGATTTCCACACACATACCAATGCTATTTGGAGTGGAGTCTACTACATAGAATGCAACCCTGAGAGTGGTGATCTTATCTTCGATAAGACAGGTACATATCCAAACTGTTTTCTTCCTATCTTGGAACCAGACACCACTGGATTTGTCAATGCCACTGCAAAACATCACCGAATGGTACCCGAACCTGGATCACTTTTTGTGTTCCCATCACAGTTGATGCACAAGGCAGACCAAAACCAATCTGGAAACTGTCGCTATTGCATTGCCTTTGATGTGTTCGTTCGTGGTACAATAGGTACAAGACACGGCAACGAGGTAACCCTTTGAAGTATTTCCCTCTCCTACTGGCAGCACTGCTGATCCCTGGACCCGCACTAGCAGGTCATCGCCACCGTATTACTGACGGGGAGAGGGAGGTCAAACCATCTCACTGTGTGTATGATCCGATGTTTATGTCTTGGAATTGCTGGTACACTCCAGTAAAACCAAGACGACATCATCACCATCACCATCACCATTACAACAACGGACCATACTTCACTCCGAACGAGCACAACCAACACGGAGTGCCCTGTTACATTTACAAGTCGAAAAATTGGTGCTTCTAAATTAAGGTTTAGTACCCACCACTACCTGTGTAAGTGCTACCGCTACTGCCACTGCTAGATCCAGATGTACTGGAAGTTGATGTGGATGTACTTGTAGATGTTGATGTGCTTGTGGTTGCTGTGGAACTTGTAGTTGTGATCACAGCAGCAGTACCAGCAGTACCAACAGCAGCAGCACTGGTACCAGTAGATGTGATCAGTGCAGTAGAAGAACCACCACCAGAAGCA